TCTGTTCCTTACATTACACCTCCGCCATGATGACAGAAGGGAAAACTATGCATCAATTATGGGAAGCTGTAAAACACATCATTGATGCTGTTATGGCCACGGTTGCTGGTATCACCCTCGTTCAAGTAGTCACCGTAGCAACGTCCTTGATGACGTTTGTTGGTGCTTCTCTGTCTGTTTGGTGGTATATTATCAGAATTCGTGAGTATTATAAAACAAAGAAACTAGGAGAATAAATGGCAACGTCCGGTTCTTACGATTGGAAGCTAACACGCGATCAGGTAATTACGGCTGCTCTTCGTAAGCTGGCTGTGCTTCCTTCCGGTGGTTCTCCCACAACCAACCAACTGAATGACGGTATTGTAGCCCTTAATGCAGTGCTCAAGAGTTTTCATGCAGATGGAATGCCATTGTGGGTAATCACCAACAAAACTTTCACTGTTACCTCTGGAACTAGCTCCTACACAATTGGTGTGGGACAAACGATTGATGCTCCGAAACCTCTAGTGGTTTATCAGGCTAGGTATGCCACTTCTGGTAATCCTCCTGTCTCGATGAACATCTACAATCGTTATGATTTCAATCTTCTTCCCCAACTGAGTACAATTACAGGAACTCCTGTTAATTTGTATTACCAGCCGTTAGCGGATAATACTGGAACTATTAAGCTCTGGCCCACTCCAGACAATAGTACAACCACTGTAACGATTGAGTATCAACGACCCTTTCAGGACATGGATGCTTCCACCGATGATTTGGACTTTCCCAATTATTGGACACAAGCAATTATCTATAACTTGGCATGGGCTTTAGCTCCTGAATACGGAATTCCTCCAACAGATCGTGGACTTCTAATTCAAGAAGCTAAATACTTTCATGAACAAGCTCTCGGTTTTGGTTCTGAGGATTCTTCTGTTTTCTTTCAACCTGATTGGCAAGGACGTTAATAATGGCTTTTACCAATTCTCCCGTTAACGATACGTATCGATCTCAACAAGTACCTCTTGTCTATGATATTAATCTAAGACCGGGTTCGAATGCCATGTCCTCGTTGGTAAATGCTATAAGTCAGGATCAGGGAATGGTTAACTTGGTTCCTATGAAAGCACCTGACGGGACAATGTATGCTGCTTCTAGAATGGCTATTTCTAGTACAAATAACACCACTATGGTTGGCGCTAGTGGCGGCGCGCAAGTGCGCGGAATGCATGTTTGGGAAAAGACTTCAGGAACAATTTATTATTTCGTTGTAGTTGGGACCAGTGTGTTTACTTCTACAGATGGTCTTACATTTACCGCTGTAACTACACTAACCACAAATGTAGGAACGCCTGTTCGTTTTACAGAGTTCATTGACGATACAAATACTAAGAAACTTGTGCTTGTTGATGGCGTCGAGGGATATGTATTTACAAGTAATGCTGCTGGTACTAAGATTACTGATGTAGATTTTCCAACTCCGCATGTTCCATTTCCTGTTTTCTTAGATGGCTATCTATTTCTTGCGAAAGCGGACACAGGGGATATCTATAATAGCGATTTAAATGATCCAGCCATTTGGTCTGCTGGCAGTTTTATTAGTTCAGAAATGTACCCGGATAACGTGGTAGCTCTTTTGAAAATTAATAACTATTTAGTGGCTGTTGGCACTCAAAGTTGCGAATATTTCTACGATGCTGCAAACGCTACTTCCAGTCCATTGGCGCGAGTTGATGGTGCCACATTACCTTTTGGAACAGTATTACCTAACACAATCGCTGCGAATAAAGATACGGCCACTTTCATCGCTAACAACAATGATGGACAAGGGATTATCGTCCATATTGAAGGACAGCGATATACAGAGATTCCTAATACGTTTATTGTTCCTATTCTAAATGCGCGAATCGCTAGTAGCTCGATTTCCAAAGATAGAGTTAGAGCCTTCTATTTCAGACAAAGTGGTGAGCTATTTTACACCCTAGCTTTCTCAGATGGGTCTTTTGGTAGTCCTTCAGCGGCAGCTACCCCGTCATTTGTTTATGGTTTTACAGCAAAGGCATGGACAGAGTTCCGATATAGTGCTACTGGTACTGATTATTTTCCTGTATCTTTTACATCTCCGATTACATCTAATCAATTGTTCACGTACATTGCTGGAACAGCTGCTGGAGGATCGACTGCCTATTTTGGCATTTTTAAAGAAGGAGATAGCCTAACAACTGCTACAGATACTATTGTAGGATTACCACAGGCAACCATTTATCGCGAAGTTAGAACACCTGGACTAATGTTTGATACCATGAATGTGAAATTCTTAAACAGACTTGGTATCGTGATGGATAACGGTAAATCTAATACAGGAACATTGTCTGTTAACATTCAATGGTCTGATGATGATTATTCTACTTATACAACAGCAGTTAGTGTAAACGTTAATCCAAATACATCAAGTCCATATAATAGTTATTTTCCATTCATAACACAATTAGGAGCCTTTCGACGTAGAGCCTTTAAGATTAGTTATAGTGGAAATCAGTTTGTAAGATTTTACCATCTCGAAATGGACATTAACAGAGGACAGCAATGAAACGACTCAACATTGCTCCAAAGATATATGAAATTCTTAAAGAAACTCCATCGGTTAATACATGGCTTCAAACTGTGGGGGATAGATTAAATATTTATTCCGGAGCAAGTGATCCAACTTTAGCAGAAGTTCCTGAGAACCAGTGGATAATTTTTACGAATACATCCACCAGTGAAACTAAGATTTGGCTCAATATTCAAGGAACAAGCTTAATCTCTCTAAATCTGGATGGTAGTGTTCTCGGTGGAGTTAGCTCTTTTAGCTTCACCAATGCCAATGGCGTTTCAGGGACGGTCACGAATCCCTCTACCACTCCAGATTTATCTCTATCTCTCGGAGACATTACACCAACAAGTGTCGCTGCTACTGGAGTGATTACTTCCAGTGGTGGACGTATCGGGTACGCTACCGGAGCAGGCGGTACTGTAACCCAACTTGTAAATAAAACCACTGGTGTTACACTAAATGCCCTAACCGGTAGAATAACACTGGCATCCGGTTCGATTGGCGCAGGCTCTATTGCTTCATTTACATTGACAAACAGTTTTATTACAGCTACAGATTTGTTAGTGTTAAACCATGTTTCTGGAGGTACTAATGCTGGAAAATACACGCTGAATGCTCAATGTGGCTCTGGCACTGCTCTGATCACTATTGGAAATTATACGACATCCTCGTTAAATGACCAGCCTGTAATTGGTTTTGCTATTATTAAAGCAGTCACGTCATAAGGAAATATATGGCTTACGATCTTGGAAATTTATCAAACGTTACCAGCTACTTAAATCAGTATCAAGGATACAAACCTACGAACGGTTCTATGAATATGCCGTCCCAAGGGTGGGATGGGTGGAGTGGATATAACCCAACCAATACCTATTCTACTGCTGTACAGGCTCCCCAATCTGCCCCAGCCACGGCACAATCTCCTAGTGTTCCGCAGTTAAGTCAACGTGGATTACCAAAACAGAATGGAGCCCCTGTTACCAAGGCCCCGTGGCAAATGCCCACGTTACCTACTAACTCGCAATATAGCTTAGATCAGGTCACTCAGGCGATGAACCAATACGGACAGAATAGATTCTTACAAGCACAACAGCACTTTGGAAGTGATCCCAAGAGATCCAATCGAATGGACCAACTTCATCAGGCAGGGGGCCAAGTTCCGAGTATTAATGACAACAGCTATCAACGTTACATTAATCCCGATCAAAGGGATCTTTACCATTCTTTCTTACGAGCAAATGGACTGATGCAAAACTTTGGAACACCGGGAAGTTATGTGAATTACGATTACGGAGAGGCTGCTCCGTGGATGCAATATTTAACAGGAGCTTAATATGGCCTTTACGACAGATCAACTTGATCAGCTCCATCAATGGTATGGAGGAGGTAATTTAAATCCCAACTCTACAATTAATATTGGTGGAAATACGTACGGGGTAACGGGTGTCTCTCACAATGACGAGGGTGGATATTCATTCACTCCTGATTCGTTAATTCAATATGATCCCACCCAAATTACCAATCCAGGTTATCAATACAATGTCATTGATCCGAATACAGGGAATGTTTCATTCCAACGGTCGGTAATGGACGGGGGTTCCACTAATCTATCTGACTTCAAAGACCTTGGACAAGCTGTTGCTGTCTTGGGTTCTATGTATCTCGGTGGTCAAGGCCTTGCTGCCATGGGCGCTGGTTCTGCAGGAGGTATCGGAGGGTCTGGATTTGCCGCAGGGGCAGGAGACATTGGCACAAGCTTAGGAACGGCCGAGGGGGTTGGCGTAGGTAGTTCTACAGGAATTAACGGTATGGACGCTCTTAGCGATCTTGCCACTACTTCTGGAACTGTGCCAGCAGGCGCTATTAATGCCGGAGTTAATACAGGAAGTGTTCTTGAAGGAGCTGCTTCAGGTCTAGATGGTGTGGGTGATTATGGCCCTGCTCCTGATCCCTATGATCCTTCTACAATGCCCACAGAAGCAGATGTTGGTGGAGGCCCTGTGCCTGATGTTACTGATCCTAACTATGTCAATGGTTCGGATATGCAGAGCGATATTGCCACACAGACTGGTACAGCTCCTCCTGGCGCTGTAAATGAGGGCACCTCTACTCCCTGGACTCCTGGAGAAAATGGTGTTCCGAATAATC